GTAGAGATATCTGCAGGTATCGAGCGTCAAGCTCGCGATTTCACACTGGGTATCAGTTGGCGCTGGCCGGGTAGTGGTGAGTCGCCGACGCGCATTCGTCACGGCTCGCGCTGCGAAATACGTATTGGCGGCGATTTGGTGTTAACCGGATACGTGTATGCAACGCCGGTAACGTATGACGCGCGTCAAGTGACGGTCGGGGTGGCGGGCCGTTCTTTGCCTTCGGATTTGGTTGATTGCAGCGCTGCTCGTGGTCAGTGGCGTGGGCAGTCGGTTGCCAGCATCGTAACTGCGCTGGCTAAGCCCTATGGGTTATCCGTTTTTGATCAAAGCAGCGACAAACTAATTGTTGCCGATCATCAAACCGAACCGGGCGAAACAGTCTTTGCATCAATTGATCGATTGCTCGATATGTCGGCACTGTTATCCACAGACGATGAGATGGGTCGAGTCGTGATTGCTGGCCTAGGCGCAGCCGGTCAGACAGCCGATGCGCTCGAACTGGGCGTCAATGTACTGAGTTGTTCTGCGCCACTTGATTTTTCCGGCGTGTTTTCCGAATACGAGTGCCTTGGCCAGCAAGCAGGTGATGACGAAGTTTTTGGCGCTGATGTGGCTGAGGTGCAAGGTTCAGTCTCCGATAGCCGTGTTACGCGTTACCGAAATTTGACTGTACAGCCGCAGGGGCAGATTACCCCGGCGATGGCTGCGAAACGGGCGACCTGGGAGCGGGAAAGCCGGATGGGCAAGGCGCTGTCTGTTGATTATGAGGTTCAGGGTTGGCGACAAAGTAATGGTCGGCTTTGGCAGCCTAACGCTTTTGTGCGTGTACGCGATTCGATGGTCGGGTTTGATCGCGACATGCTCATTGGGTCGGTGACGTATCTGCTGGATGAGCGTGGGATGCGTACACGGCTCACCGTTGCACCGCCGGGCGCGTATTCGCCGGAACCAAAGCCACCCAAAAAGAGTGATAGCGGCAAGGGCGGCGATTCCTTTGCGTACCTTTTACCTGCTGATTGGGATAAATCGTAATGGGCAAGATGCTTAATTTTCTGGTTCGGGGCACGATTTCCCTGGTTGAAGCAACGCGCAAACTTCAAGTGCTGCAAGTGCGGTTAACCGCCAATGAGGTGAAAGACGGGGTCGAGCATTTCGAGCCTTACGGGTTTTCTTCGCACCCTTTGCCTGGGTCGGAGGTGGCGCTGGGTTTCGTCGGCGGTGATCGGTCCCATTGTTTGGCGTTGGTCGTTACGGACCGTCGGCATCGGCCGCAGGGTTTGGAGGCTGGGGAGGTGTGCTTGTTTACTGACGAAGGCGATGAGATTCGTTTCAAGCGAGGCCGAGTCATTAGCGTGATTGCCGGCAGCAAGGTCGAAGTGACGGCTCCGGAAGCGGTTTTTAACTGCTCGACCAGCGTCACGCTGAACACGCCCAAAGTAATTGCCTCGGGCGACATCGAGGCTGCAGGCCAGATTCGCGACGCTACGGGCACGATGCAGTCGATGCGCGATACCTACAACAATCACAACCATCCGGAAAACGATAGCGGTGGCCCTACCGACTCACCTAATCAGCCAATGATATGAGTATTCGTGAACTACTGGCATCGGCCGATCAGATTGAAAGAGCCGTTGTAATCAGTCTATTTACCTGGCGCAGGGCCGAGGATTCTGACCCCGTTGATGACGATGAGCGTTATGGCTATTGGGGTGATGCGTACCCCGATGTTGCTCGTGATCGGATTGGGTCCCGGTTGTGGTTGCTGCGCCGGCGCTCGTTAACCGCAGAAACTATTCAAAACGCAGAGCGATATGCCCGTGAGGCGTTGGCTTGGATGCTGGAGGATGAGGTTGTGAGTGCTGTGCAGGTGGATCTGGTCCGGCCAAATCCGACCAGGTTGGATTTATACGTGACGCTGACACTAGATGAGGGCCAGCGTGAATTGCGGTTTGACGATGTATTAGGGGTGATCAATGCCGTTTGAAGTTCCAACCTTACCAGCGCTTGTGCAGCGTGCAAATGAAGATTTGGCGCGCGCAGGTATTGATGGTGTGCTGCGACGTTCGGACAGCGCCGTGCTGGCCCGGGTGATGTCTGGTGGCGTGTTCGGTTTGTATGGCCTATTGGCGTGGCAGGCCCGGCAGATTTTGCCCGACACCTGCGATGAAGACATGCTGGCCAGGTGGGCGAATCTGAAAGGTGTTCTGCGTACACCCGCGACGGCTTCTACAGGCGCAATTGATGTCGTCGGCGCCGACGATGTCATGGTGCCCGAAAACATGATCTGGCAAACCCGAGGTGGTCTGCAGGTTGTCGTGACACAAGATACCGTTATTGCCTCTGGTCAGGCTTCAGTCCCCGTTCAGGCATTGTTGGTTGGACAAGCTGGAAACTTATCTGAAAGCGTGCAGGTGACGGCCATTTCCCCGGTCGCTGGTGTGACCGATCGCGCCACGGTGGCCGCTGGTGGTCTTGTTGGTGGAACTGATCAAGAGCCTTTAGAGAATTGGCGGCAACGTGTTGTAAGGGCATTCCGGATACAGCCTCACGGCGGTGACCTGGAGGATTACGTTACTTGGGCATTGGAGGTGCCAGGCGTGACACGGGCCTGGGCACGCAGAGCATGGTTCGGTCCCGGAACGGTTGGTGTCTTTGTGGTGCGCGACAACGATCAAAACATCGTGCCTGATGCGCCCGAGTTGGCGGCCGTGCTGGATCACATTGAATCTAAGCGCCCGGTTACTGCCGAGGTACAGATTCTGGCCCCAACCCTTTTACCCATTGATTACCAGGTGCGATTGGATCCGGACACTGAGGCGGTGCGAGGAAAAGTGGTGCAGGCCTTGCGGGAATTGTTTTTATCTGAGGCCGACCTGGGCGGAAGGCTGTACTGGTCGCACATGACCGCGGCTATCAGCAATGTTCCGGGCGAGTTGGATCACACGCTTTCGCAACCCTCTGTCGATGTGGTGCCGCAGCCGCATGAGCTTCCCGTGTTGGGAGACATTACATGGCTGTGAGGTCTGAAGCCGATTACCTTTCCCAGCTGCGGCAATTGATGCCGCCCGGGCCTGCCTGGGATCCAGAGCTTTACCCGCTGCCTGAAATGGTTGCACAAGCCGCCGCTGCCGAGATGGCACGCGTCGACGCGCGCGCAGCTGATCTGTTATCGGAAATGTTCCCCGGCACCATTCGCGAATTGCTCTCGGATTGGGAGCGTGTGATGGGTCTGCCCGATGAGTGTCTGGGGCCCCTGTCATCAGCTGGTGAGCGCGTCAATGAAGTAGTGCGCCGCTTTGCGGAAGTAGGGCGACAGGACCGCGCCTATTTCGAGGAAATTGCACACCGTTTGGGTTATCCGGATGCGTGGATTGAGGAAATGCGGGCACCACGTTTCGGTGCCGCGCGCTTTGGTCGATCACGATTTGGTAGTTGGGACGCGCAATTTTTGTGGATTTTGCACTTAGGTGCTCGCCTGCCAGGCGGTACGCGATTCGGTATGGCTCGGTTCGGCGATCGCTTTGGCGCCAACCGAAACGATTTTGTGGAGTGCATCGTAAGGCGATACGCCCCGGCGCACACGATAGTATTTTTCGATTACGACTGAGGTAAATATGGATTACCCAAAAAGCGACCCAAGTGTAGGCCTGGTGAATGGCCAGTTTGTTGACGAGGACTCAATTACCGGCCAGCCAGGCTCACTCATTCCAGCTGCTTGGGCCAATGCCTTGATGACGGAGCTGTTGACGGTCGTTGATCACGCTGGATTAGAGCCTGATGAAGAAGACAATACGCAGGTACTGGCGGCTTTGCTTGAAGTTTTTGCAACGCGGTCGGATTCGATACCGAAATTCGCAACCCGGCCTGTTACTAATGTAGGTCCTGTTATCTATGTTGAAGATCAGATGACGCTGATGCACTGGGTATCCACGGCGTTTTTCACTGGGTATCGGTCACCGTTTTCCGGAAAGCTGGAGTTTGGCTGGACGCCAACGCCATTGCCCTGGCAAGTAGAGGCAATCGGTAATACGCTGAACGAGACGGATCACGGTGGCGTAATTGCACGTTTCAGGGAGTCGGGGCTGACCGTTGCCTTGGGTAGTTGGGTGGCCGGAGAGTACAAGATTGCTGATATGGGCGGCGGTGAGTGGAAGGCGCCGGATATGCGGGATATGTTCCTGCGGTTTACAGGTACTGACGCTGACACTGCAAATGCGAGGATGCTTGGAACTTTTCAAGAACATGCAGTTGAAGACCATTTCCATGGGGACTGGCCTATCTCAAATCAAACAGCCGGCGGCGGCCTCGGAAGTTCTTTCGCAACCGGTGCGGGGCAAACTTCAAATACAGCTGGAATGATTACCGGAAGCTCATCAGAAGAAACCCGCTCGGTAAACGCCGCTTTCGTGCCGTTCATAAATTTATAACTGGTGCGCATGCCACGTTTGTTGATCTGTTTTCTGTTGAAGTGCGAGCTACTCGAGAAGCATCAAAATTAAATACTTTATACGTCGATCCACCACCTAATGGGGTCGGACCAAGCCCAGTGTTTGTTAAGTAGAGAGCACCAGAGCCTGTTCCCGAGGCATTAAAAACATCGCCGATTGTTCCAGTGATGTTCTGAATGGCATCAGACTGTTCGCTACCAAGCATCCTCGCATTTGCAGCGGCATGTACATCTGCCTGCAAATGCAAGGGTGTTGGGTTCGTCGCAAATTTCGGCATTTGAAGCTCACTCTCATTTAGCCACGCACAATCAAATAGGGCTGCAATTTGCAACAGGAGGTAGCGTTTATGATGCGAATCCAAACCTGGCCACGTTGAGTGGGGGCACTACGGGAGGCGCAGAAACTCGCCCCATTAACGTGGCGCTGTTGCCCGTTATAGATTTATGAAAGCCATAAAAGCGCTATTTCGTGGCCTAGTTTCGGACTCTCCAGAAAGGCTAATAGAAGCCGATTGCGATCTTGCGGTCCCGTTCGATGCCTCTGCTGGGTATTGACCAGAACCTGTGGATCCCGACCAGCCTTGAGCGCTGATAAGGCTATGTTTGTGGGACTTGAAAGCATCACCCTGCTTAGAACCTAGTATTCGCGCATTTGCAGCGAAGCGTACACCTGTCTGCAAATGCGCGATATCTGTCCAGCAAACAAACTGATGCAAATAAAAGCCAGTCTCACCGGGTCAAAGTTAATGGCGTTTCACTCCAAACGGGCGGTTCAAATGTGAACCAAATACTTGACTACTCGGCTTCGGCAGGGACCGTAAACACAAGCTCTGAAGGTGCGGCTGAAGCCCGACCAATGAATACTGCATTTAGTCCATTCATAAGTTTATAAGCGGTATAAATGCGACGTTATCTGGACGCGCTTCGGCACCTCCGCTGTTCGCGAGCGAGCCGATATACGTTCCATCGTAAGGCGGATCGTAAGTTCGCCAGCCCGAGAAACCGCCTGATGTATTCGACGCATATGCTCCCGAAAGTGTATGACTATGCTGTTTGTTCTGGTTTTGTTGCGAGCTGGACAACAACCTCGCATTTGCAGCGGCATGTACGTCTGTCTGCAAATGCGAGGGGCCTGGGAACTTACCAAGTCGATATTTTTGAGGCTCACGAACATGACCAAAGAGGGATCAATAACGTCACTACGCAGGGTGCTGGAGCATATAACATTGCTGCGACAGGCTCTATTGGTGTCACGACCTCAACAGAGGGTGGGGCCGAAACCAGGTCTGTAAACACAGCTTTTGTTCCATTCATAAGTTTATAAAAGGGGTAAATGCGGTGTTATCTGGTCTGGTTTCTGGCATCGGATTAAAACGCTGTATAAATGAAGTAGTCAATGAACTACCAGCCCCGCCATTAAGTGACCAGTTCCCGGCGCCCGCTCCGGGTATTGAGGTTAGGTAGCCGGATAGCTGCATAATAAAAGGCCCAACGGAATCGGCCTGCCCTGTTCCTAAGCCCCTTGCATTTGCAGTGACACAAACCCATAACGTCGCCTGACAGCCAGTCGACTTCCCTAAATAATTGATCTGCCCCGAACGGGGCTAGGAGTGTTTATGCTCAAAATATATCAACAGACTGATCACAAGGGCGTGTACCTGTACAGCCAGCAGTTTGCCTCCAAGCCTTACCTGGCGGTGTCGGTCGCAGTGCCCCCGGTTCCCCCCGGCAAGCTGGCCCAGTGGGAAACGACTCTCAACCCCGTCATCGACAGGAATTGGGGTGAAGAGGGCACCGGCCAGTGGGTGATCAAAGATGATCACCGAAAAGCGGATCTGTACCAGATCGCCGACGGCAGCAAGTACGAGCTCGAGCAAGAGATAGAGGGTCAGTCCTATGATGGAATTGGCCCGGTACCGGCCTGGCTCACCCTGCAGGAACGCCCCAGTAAGCACCACAACTGGGTTGACGGTGCCTGGGTACTGGACGTTGCCGCCGAGCTCGAAGACGCCAAGATCGATAAGCTGCGCGAAATCGATCAGGCGCGTGACCAGGCACTGGTTGCCGGCTTCACCCACAATGGCAACACGTTCGACAGCGATGCCAAAAGCATCCAGCGTATCAATGCCATCGCCACCCTGGCACTTATGGATCCGAACTTCAGCACGCCGTACATAACCAAAGACAACAACATCATTACCCTGGATGCCGCCGCCGTCGGCGCGTTGGGCACTGCCGCTGCGCAACACGAATCGTCGCTAGTGTTCCAGGCTCGCGCCTTGAAAGATCAGGTACTGGACGCCACTGATAAGTCTACTGTCGACGAGATTGTCTGGGTGGCTCCCTAAGTGTCCTTGAGCTGTTCGAGCTGCTTTCTGCCCAGGTTGCTGCGCACCAACTTTCTGGCCAAGTCGCGGCCATGCGGATGATAGTAGCGAAGCAACATTCTGGTTGTTCGGTGTCCGGTGACCTTGGCCAACTCGTGCGCCTGGAACACAGTGGCCAGCCGGCTAGTGGACTCATGCCGCAGGTCGTGAAACCGCAGATCCCGAAAGTAGGCAGGATGCGGGCGGCGCCCGTACTTTTTGCATAGCGCTTCGTACATTTTTCTAGCTTTGGTTCTCGCCCGGATGAACGCCCGGGTAACTGCTTCGGGGCTGATGTCGAAAATGCGGCCGCGCATTGGCTTGCCGATCACGTGCTTACGCAGGCCGTCCTTGGCGAACGGGGAGAGCGGCACATAGCGCGTGTCGCCATTTTTGGTATCGGTCAATGTGATGACGCCATGGGCAAGGTCGATCTGCTCGCGTTTGACCAGGGTTATTTCTGAGCGGCGCATGCCGGTCTCGACCGCTATCAGCATGATTAACGGAAGGTCGGGCGAGCTGGTTGCCCGACATAGCCACTCGAGCTCAGTTTTTGGACATTCATCCTCGGGGACGCCGTTCAACCGGATTCGTTCGAACAGTCGCCGATCCCGGGCGTCATCGATGGCGGGGCGTCTGACCAGCTGCACCGGGTTGGCCAGCCAGTGCATTTGCCAGTCTTTTCGGGCCACCGTGTAAAGGTGGGAGAGCAGGGCAAGTCGACGTGTAACGGTGGAGGGTAAGTGTTCTTGGTGCCACTGGTCACGTAGTCGCATCAGATCGGTTGGTGTGATCCGGTTAAGTGGCCGCGTGATCAGGTTTGTCGCGCGCCAAGTCTTGGCTAACGACAGTTCCTGGTAGTGGCTTTTTTTGTATGCCGAAACCTCGGTCATATACCTGGTTAATGCCTGATCGAGAGTCGGGCAGATTCGTCTATGTCGTGCATTCAGTTTCATGACAAATGCTCGACTTTCTAACACAACGCCCCAGCGATGGGGCTTTTTTTATGTCCAACCGAAAGGGGAAGAGATGCCAGCTGATTGGTTTAGCCACTTAGAAAAAATACTGCCTGGCTTGCTGGGGAGTATGGGCGCAATGCTGTGGATACAGGGGTCGTGGAAACGAAAGCTCGCGTTGTTTGCGTTTGGTGGCGTCATGGCTTGGTATGCCACGCCCTGGATTTATCAACAAACGGGGATCAGCGAGGGCTTTCTTGGCTTGATGGTTGGGCTTTTCGGGATGGCAATTGTCGACTCTGTGTTTCGCATCTGGGCAGATCTCGGCTTGTCATCGATTGTGCGCGAGTTTATTCGGGCCCGACTCGGGTTACCACGGGAGTGAACCATGAAAGAGCTTGTCATTGCGTTGTTGTGTTTTGTCAGCCTGGCTTGCGTAGCTGGCGCCTTTAGTCAGTGCTACTCGGGCACTTTGCTGCAGCGAATTGGAATGGCCTTAATCGCCTTTTGGGCTATGTGGCGGGCTGCGCTGATTATTCAGGAAGGGGACGTACACCCGAGTATGGCTTTGGGTGCGCTGGGCATGGCGGTATTTGCCGCCGGCACGATGATTAAAACTTGGCGGTGGAGGTATCGAAAATGACGCTTGGTCAGAAACAACGAAAATTTACTCGAATGATTGCGGACTTGATCGGTTTCGCCTATAGCCAAGGTTATGAGCTGACCTTCGGCGATGCTTACCGCGATCCTCGTGTGCACGGACATGTTGGGCAAAAAAAATCTTATAGCAGCGCCAATAGCCTACATAAAGAACGCTTGGCGGTGGACTTCAATCTTTTCAAAAACGGCCAGTATCTGACCTCGACCGAGGATCATCGGCCACTTGGGGAGTATTGGGAGTCTATCGGTGGCTCATGGGGTGGGCGGTTCAATGACGGCAATCACTACTCGATTGAGCATGGTGGCCGCAAATGATGAAAGCCCTAATCGGTTGGAAAGGGTACGTGGCTGCTGCTGTTCTGGCTGGGGTGGCCGCCTGGGTCGTCCAGGGCTGGCGATACGATGCAAAGATCAGTCGCCTTGAGACGGCCCAGGCAACCGCGCTGGCCAATGCCCAGGACAAAGCGCGAAAAATTGAACAGGCCAGTGTCGCCGCAATTGAAGGAGTAGTGAAAAATGCTGATGAAGAAATTGCGGTCGTTCGGGCTGAAGCTGACGCCGCTGTTGATAGTGCTAAGCGGTTGCGCACAGAAGTTACCCGTTTACGTCGAGCCGCCGAGAATGCCGCCGTTGCCAGCGCAGGCCAGGGTCAGTCAAGTGCCGACCCCATCGGCGTGCTTGCCGTCGTGCTTAGCGAACTTGACGACAGAGCGGGGGAAGTGGGCCGATACGCTGACCGGCTCAAAGTAGCCGGGCTGGCGTGTGAAAAGGCTTACGATAGCGTCCGCAGCGTTCAAGATACTCATTCGCAATGATACGTTTGGAGCGCTTTGTGATTAGGGCTGTTCGCTTGCCCATTGCGCACGAAGCTGGGGCGAGTCCTCTTGATGTGTTAACTTGCGCCACGCCTCGTAGGCCCCAGCATTCAGCATGCTGGCCTCAATCTCAACAACATCAATCAGTGCCCACCGTGCCCGAGCAATTGCTGCTGCGTGAAATGTAGTCGGCAGGCCTTGCATATTGGGTTGATAACGAGCAAGGTCTTCATCGTCAGCGTAGCGCACGACCGGCACCGTCCCATTCGGGACCCCATGTTCTGAAACGATGCTGTTAACTTGATCGATTAGATTTTTTGACATTTCTAGAGATGCCTTCTCAAGTTCTCTGATTGCCGTTGCCACCTGTGTTGGTACGGTATTGCGCCCGGACTCCCAATGTCGAACAGTGCGCTCTTGTACGTCGCAAAATTTAGCGAACCATGGAACCGAAAGGCCCAGGGCCTCTCGGATTGTTTTTAATGTGGCCCCGTTCATACTTGTGGATTCGGGTTCGTGTAGCTGCGTTGACCACATGCTTGAGCAACTTTTCGTGCTGGCTTGTTAGCGTTGGCATAGAAAAAATGAAGGTCTTTTGCATCCAGCCCTTTCAGGCCCGACCATTGCGCTTCGATTACCTGGCCAGCTGTCCAGCCTTCAAATTTACGGATACCTTTTGATAAGGTGGTCAGTGCGTCGTTTCGTGTCATGCTCAT